AGTTTCTGCTTTGGCAGTTGTTGGTAACTTAGTGCCAGTGGAAGCAATCCCTGCATTTGGTCAAGATGATGCTGTTGCATCATTTGGCGTTGCGGGTTCACGTCAATCGGACAAAATTCCTGTGCAATCCGCACCGACAAGTATGAGCATTACAGCCGCTTGGAATCCTAGCGATACTGTTTTGTTATTGCTTCGTGGTGATGCTTACAACGGCACAATTGATCGCACGTTTATTATCTCTGCTACCGATGGTACAGGCATCGTAATTTACGCGTTTAATGGTCGCGTTAGCCAATGGACTATTGACTCCGCGCCCGGAGCCGAGGCCAAGGTTAATTTTACAATTCATCCCCGTGGTAATTTATACGGCTGGTCTGCCAGCACTTAATATGACCACTGATGACGCAGTAACATTGCTGACCAGTACCTACTTGCCCTTTGACCTTGTGGTCAGGGGCATGGAGTTAGACCCTAAGGAAGTAGCAGATGCTTTGGCAAATGCTACCGCAGGGTCTGAACAACAAACTGCATTACAGTTTTTGGCATCATACTTTCCGTATGCACCAACCAAAAAAATAAAAGAATAAAACATGACTACGACAATAAAAGACAGTAACGATTTGTTGGGTTTCCTAGTAAGCCAAGCCGAATCTCGCAAGGATTGGTTTGGCTTTTCTCAGCAACGCATGACAGCGGTAACGCTTGCGCATCAAATTGCACAACATCATGCGGACAAGATGACACCCGATGAAGTCGTAGATTACGCACTGCAAGTCAATCACCTTATATTTCATAAAATTATTAAGGCGGGATAAACCATGCGAGCATCTTTCAACATCGTTGGATTGAAGGATGTGCTTGCCGCGTTTAATGATTTGGCAGACCAAATTGGCGACAAAAAAGCCACAAGTAAAATCCTAGTGCCATCAGTACGCGAAGCAATGCAACCGGTACTTAATGATGCTCTTGCCCGTGTGCCTGTAAATACAGGTGGACTAAAATTATCCCTGCAAATTGAGGCAAGACGACCTACAAGACGTGATAGGCGGTCTAAATATATTACCGAAACTGATACTGTTATTGCGTCAGTTACCACCGCATCTGGTGAAAAACTAGCCAAGATGAGTGAGGGTAAAGGTTTGGTAAAAGCCAAGAGGCGTCTTGCCGCAATGGAAGGTGATGCACACGTAGGCGCATATCGTGCTCATAAATTTCAAGGTATTAAAAGCGATGCTCGGGCAATAGCGCAAGAGTTTGGTTCTGCGCATAATGCCGCGCATCCTTTTTTACGAACTGCAATGGAAGGCCAAGCCCAACAGACCGCCAAAAGGCTTGGTGAAATTATTGGTAGGCGGTTATTACAATACAAGGCAAAACAGAAATGACAAAATTTTCCAGTGCGTTTGGCGACAAGTACCAAGCCAATAAAAAAAACCTTTTAATCCGCACGTTTGAATTAGGCGGTCACACATTTAAGGTGCGTATTCCATTGGTAGCGGAATCAGAGGCGATATACAAAAAAGTATCCGACCCTGATGACGAAACCATAGAAAAAATTTACGTGCAGATTACCGCTTCGTTAAGACAGTTTGAGGCTACACAGGCCGAGAATTTTCAATTCACTGATAACGATATTTTGGTTGAGGGTCGCTCGATGCGAGAAGCGGCTAAAAACAAGGCTATTACAGAGGCTCGTATTACCGAGTTTTTTAAACTGTTTGTTCCTGAACTAGAGGGCGCAAGCCTTGACGATTTAACCTATGACGATATCGAGCAAGAGTTTCCTATATCAGTGCAGATGCAGATAGTGGAAAAAATTGGTGAAGTGATTAGCCCAAGTTATAGGGAAGCGCGGGGAAACTAATACGCTCGTTAAAAAGCCAGTGTCAAGCGGCAATGATTTTTAACGGGCATACCTTAGAGACAATACAAGACATTGATGATGTGACCATGGCGCACATACAGACGATGTATGCCGATGGATTGGTTGGAAATTATGGCGTGCTGACGCAAATAGCGACCCTGACAAACGGGGTGTTTAACTATATGCGACCTGCAAATTCACCGCCCTATAAACTAGCCAACGTCCTCGGGAGTGCGTATGATTACATCTATCCACCGTTGCCTGAGAGCACTAAACAAGCGGCTGTTAACGATAGCCTTTTAATGTTTATGACACAGGCACAGGGGTTTGATAAAAAATTGTTTGAGGTAAAACATGGCTAATATGATTGCCCGCCTTGGCGTTGTTCTAGGCTTAGATTCTGCGGAGTTTAGCCGTGGCTTGGATGCGGCTGGCAAAAAACTTGAGCAGTTTAGTGTTGCGGCAGAAAAGTTTGGCAAGATTGGTGCAACCGCACTGTTAGCCGCAAGTGTTGCCGCTGTTCGTTATGCCGATGAATTAGCCGATGTAGCCGAAGCCAACGAGGTAGCGATTGGCACAGTATTACAGTTGTCCAACGCATTGGCTAATTCGGGCGGTAAAGCGGATAACGCGGGCAAGATGTTATCTGCGTTTGCTAAGTTTATTGACGAAGCCGCAGGCGGTTCAGAAAAGGCACAGAAAACTGCCAAGTCCTTAGGTATCAGTTTGCAGGACTTGGGCAAACTCTCGCAAGAGGAACTGCTAAACAAACTGGTTGCTAACTTAGCCAAAGTTGAAGACCCAATAACCCGTAGTGCGCAACAAATGGAGGTATTTTCCAAAGCCGCCAAGGGTGTTGACATGGTTGGCTTTGCGCAAAGGATGTCGGAAGCCAATCCAATAATTGAAGAACAAGAAAAAGCAATTAAGGCCGCGGCAGATACATACGATTTGTTGGCGCAAACATCACGCGATGTAATGTTGGTATTGGCTACGGAGTTAGGACCAATCTTAAAGTCAACTATTGATTACATAAAAACAATGAGTGACTACGGCGTGTCACTTGGTAGCATTTTTAAAGTTGTATTTCAAACCGTAGCGGTTCTTGGTGCTAATGTTGCATTTGTTTTTAAAGGCATTGCTGATGAAATTCAACATACCTATAACAACGCAGTTACTTTAGTTACGAAAGGCGTTGATGCGGCTATTGCGGCCAATAAAAAATACGATGCCTACCGTGCATCACAACGGCAAAACTTAGATTTTTTTGAATCGCAAGTAATGGGAACAAGTTACGGGCGTAGTGGTGTTGATGAACGCCGCACAGATAACATAAAAAAACCTATTGCTCCCGGAAGGCCTGTAACAGATGCCGAGGAAAAAGAACGGCAAAGAAAAGCCGAAGCCGCGGCAAAAGAGGCACAGCGATTAGCGGAAAAAGCCGAACGCGAAAGATTGCGTGCGTTAGAAAAATATTTTAATGAACTGCAACGTCTTGACAAAATCTTGCTTGATATTGCCGGCAAAGAAAACAGTGCGTTTACAGATTCGTTAAAACGTATTGAAAACGAAGAACATTCATTACGAGTAAAAAACGGTGTATTCCAAATTGAACAACAGATGCAAGGCATGCGTGCTGAGGAAATACAGTTGTCAAAAGAGTTGTATTTGCTAGACCAAAACAGGCTGGAAAATAATAAAGAGATTCAAGCCAACAATAATTTGGAAAAAGAGGCAAAGGACTACCTCATCGAGCAACAAAATGCTCTTACAGAGGCAACGATAAGGTACACACAAGCGCAGTACAACGCAGGGTTAGCGCAACGTAAAGGCACGTTTGAGGAAGGCTTTACTAAGTCGATGAAGGCATTTTTGCGTGACCTACCTACGGAGTTGGAAATTGGCGCAAAAACTTTTGAATCAGTCATGGGCAATATGGAATCCGCGATTGATAAATTTGTTAAAACAGGCAAATTAGGTTTTAAAGATTTAGCAAAAAGCATTATCCAAGACATGATAGCGATACAGATGAAAGCCGCGGCTTCTAATTTTTTAAGTTCGATGTTTGGTGCAATGTTTGGTATGCGTGCAAACCCGTATCAGCCAGCGGCAATGACGGGCGTTCCGGGCTATGCTGATGGCGGTTCTCCTGCGGTAGGACAGGCAAGTATTGTTGGTGAACGTGGACCCGAGTTGTTTGTGCCACGCACAGCGGGAAATATTATTCCAAATCATGCGCTGAGTAACATGGGCGGTACTACGATGGTGACAAACAATTACATTAACGCTATTGATACCAAATCGTTTGAGGACAGATTGCTTGGCAGTTCTAACGCGGTATGGGCGGCTAATCAATACGCAGGAAAATCATTGGCAGTGAATCGAGGTCGAGCATGAGTTTTCAAACCATTTTTGAGATACAACAATCCATGACGGTAAACAATCGTCGCGTGGTTGGACAGCAAGTAGCGCGATCGGGTTTTATTACTGTCGCGCAATACCTAACGGCTGTGCCTTGGGTGTTTACGATACAACCTCATGCGTATTTGTATTACCCACAAGTGCGTGCAATCATTCAAGCGATTGACAATAAAGATAGGCAATTATCAGAAACCATTGTGATGACCAGTTCCAATTTATCTTGGTTTACGTCAATGCAAGGAACGGCAACAGCGGCTACGCTTAATGGCGCACCAGCGGCTAATACACAAACGCTTTCATTGACGTCTAATGGCACGTTCAAAGCGGGCGATTTTATAATGATAAGTGGATATACGTACAAAATTACGGCAGACTCGGCAGGGTCAACTGTAAGTATCCACCGACCTTTGATTGGTACGCCCGCATCGGGTACAACCGTTTTTATTGGTAATCAATGCACGTTTACTGTTGTCGCAGAGGCGTGTCCAACATATACTTTAAACCCAATGACCAACGGTGCATTTGTGCAATGGGATGCGCCATTTGTTTTTAGAGAGTACATCACATGACAACCATTAACGCGGTAACTGGCTCACAGATAAACCATGCGGAATTTGTAAAACTGACTGTTGGAACACTTGGTACGGTTTACACATTTTGCAATGCCGCCGCCCCTATTACTGTTGGCGGAAATACGTTTACAAATCTTGGCGCATTGCTTAACGTAGGAGATGTTCAACGAGATATTAAGGCTACGTCAGACGACATGACGATTGCGCTGACAGGAATTTTGCCCGCAAACATTGTGGTTATTTTGTCAAACGACATTAAAGGTTCATTGGTAGAAGTGTGGCGCGGATTTTTTGATTCCAATAATCAAATTTTGACTAGCCCAACAACGCAGTTTTTTAAACGCTACCAAGGTATTATTAACAACGTAGCAATTACAGAAGATTTTAATACTGAAATGCGCACACGGGTAGCGACTTGCTCCATATCGTGTTCGTCAATGCGTCGCATTTTGGAAAACAGATTGTCAGGCGTACGGACAAATAAAAGTAATTGGCAATTTATTTACGGGGTAAATGAAACGTCAATGAATCGTGTGTCTGAAATATCAAATACTTTTTTTGATTTTGGTTCACCGCCTAAAACACAAACACAATCAAGCGAAACTACAGTAACAGATAATTCAGCAGGTGATGCAAGTCCATGATAAGGCCGGCATCAAAATACGACATTCCAAGATTGCTTGAAATTGTGGAGGCTTATTCTTATGAAAACCCTATTAAAAAACTTGGTGATTCTTGTAACCATTTTCCTAGGTATGTTGAGCAACTTTTGTTTGAAATTATTAGTGGTCGTGGTTTCATTTACATCGATTCCAATTTACGCGGTGCGATTGTTGCTTACAAAACTTCCAACATTTGGTCGCCCAAAGTAAAAGAATTAAACGAACTGCTTTGGTGGGTTGAACCAAAACATAGGAATGGAACAATTGGCGGTAGGCTTTGGAAAGCGTTTGATGAACGTGCGCAAGCCATGTTAAAGGCGGGCGATGTGGATTTTGTTTGCACATCAATCTCGGCAAATGGTCCTTTGATTGATTACACGCGGCATGGTTATAAACCAGTTGGCGCAACTTTCGTTAGGGAATGATATGGTTAGTACACTTATTGCGGCGGCGGCGGCTTCATTAATTGAGGCGGGTATTTTTACATCACTTACTGCGGCTACGTTTGCGGTAAGTTTTGCGCTGTCTCAAATTGTGACAAGGATTTTTGCTGACAATCCTGAATCACAACAAGACATGGGCGTACGTCAACAAGTGCCGCCAAGCGCAGTAAACGCAATGCCTATTGTTTATGGCGATGCGTATATGGGCGGTACATTTGTGGATGCGGTGTTGACGACAGACCAAAAAACAATGTATTACGTCTTGGCAATATCTAGCATTAGTGAAGCCAATGCAACGCTAGGCACTGCGGCTGGTGTTTTTAATTACGACACCACCAAAATGTATTATGGCGACCGTTTGATTACATTTGACGGTAGTGATTTAACCAAAGTTGTAAGCCTGACAGATGAGGCGGGTAACGTTGACACAAAAATTAGCGGCAACCTGTATATCAATCTTTACAAATCATCTAGCGCGGGCGTGATTACATCCGCTAACGGGGCGTCGGCTCCAAGTACGGTGATGGGCGGTTCTGATATTGCAGTTGGGCAAAGATGGCCTGCAACTAACAGGCAAATGAACAACTTGGGATTTGCTATTGTTAAACTGATTTACAACCGCGATGCAGACACAACGCAATTACAACCTATTACATTTAACGTGAGTCATTATCCAAATGGCGCAGGAGTTGCAAAGCCGGGCGATGTGTGGCTTGACTATATGTCCAATGCTTCGTATGGCGGTGCTATACCACCAACATCATTAGATACAACGTGCGTGGCTACGCTTAACGCTTACTCAGATGCCACAATTACTTACACGCCCTCTGGTGGTGGTTCACCGGTTACACAAGCGAGATACAGAATTAACGGTGTGCTAGATGCAGGTCAAACGGTGCTGTCTAACGTTGACAGAATCATGTCGGCTTGCGATTCATGGATGACTTACAGCGCGGCACTTGGTCAATGGTCGGTTGTAATTAACAAGGCAGAATCGGCGGCGTATGCGTTTACCGATAACAATATTATTGGAGACATTCGCGTTGGCGCAACAGATATTACATCGTCAATCAATCAAATTGAAGCACGTTTTCCGTTTAAATCTAATCGTGACCAAGCCTCGTTTGTCAACATACAAACGCCAAATGGATTGTTGTACCCTAATGAGCCGGTCAATAAATACTCGGTCACATACGATTTGGTAAACGACTCGGTACAAGCACAGTATCTTGCAAATCGCACATTGGAACAAGCCCGTGAGGATTTACTTGTTTCGTTTAACACAACGTATTACGGCATACAGGTTGACGCGGGCAACGTGATAAGCGTTACCAATACTGATTACGGATGGAACGCCAAATTATTTCGCGTAATGAAGGTAAACGAAGCATCGTTGCCTGACGGGTCACTTGGCGCACGACTTGAATTGACTGAATACAACGCACAAGTCTATGATGATTACGACATTACGCAATTTACAGCCGCACCAAATAGCGACCTTTCATCACCAGTGTATTTTTCTGCGTTAGTTGCACCTACTGTTACAGGCTATCCATCAGCGACAGTTCCTAACTTCAGCGTTACTGTTACTATTCCCGCAACGGGTCGCGTGACATTTGGCAATTTGTTTTACACAACGGTCGCGAGTCCTACGCCTACTGATTGGAAATTACTTGCAAACGCGGCAACAGCCAATAGTCAACCAGTTGTAAACGGCACAACATACACTTATGCAAATTTATCTTTAAGTGCAGGAACTTATTATTTTGCGTATTTGGTAGGCAATGACATAAGCCAATCTGCATTAAGCCCTATCAGCGCGGCACTTGTATGGGCTCCTACGGGGACTGCGGGTCCTGCCGGTGAAAACGGGTTAACTGCATTAACGGCTTATTTAGTGCAAAGTCAAGCAAGTGCAACCCCGACATTTACAACGCCTACAACAGGTGCAACAGCCCCTAGCGGTTGGTCATTGTCTGCTCCTGCGGTCGCGGTTGGTCAAGTGATGTGGTACATACAAGGTCGTTACAACAGTAACGCGGTCACAGTTGATGGCGTAGCGGCTGGGAAAACTGCATGGACAGGCCCTGTTGCGGCAAGCATTTTTCAAGACATCCGTTCGGACAATTGGAATGGCTCAACACCGCCAACTTACGGTTCAACAGGAACATACGGCACAGTTGGTTATTACATTAGTCAATCAACTGGTAATTGCTATTTTAACAACGGTATTTTTCGCGGTGATATTACTGGCGCAAGTGGTTCTTTTTCAGGTTCTTTAAATGCGGCATCGGGTACATTTAATGGCGATTTAATTACTACTGGTAAACTATCTTTAACAGGTTCAGGCAATGTTATTGCGGGTTATACTGTTAGCCAATACATAAATAGTTCTGCTAGTTATGCTTGTATCTACGCAAACAATTCTGCTAATGCGCCCGTTGCTACTTTCTATACAGGAAATGCAAGAACAATTTACGCACAAAACATCAGTTCTTTTAGCGGCAATTCAGCAATTGTTGGGGACAATGTAGGCAATGGTGCGGGCATCCAAGCCACAGGAAATACGGGAACTGCTTTAACTGCATTTGCTTCATCGGGTAATGCTTTTGCTTGTCAAGGTGCAATGACAATTACAAGCAATGCGTTGGTAACAAATTTAAATGCTGACTTATTAGATGGCAATCATTCAACTGCATTTGCAACTGTTGCTTTAGGAACTGACGCTTATGCTGCAAATCGTTTAAATGGATCGGCTGGGACTAATGTTTTGAGATTTGTTCAAGGCACTGTGACAGGCACAGCAACAGCCACTTTTAATGGTTCAAACAAGCCAGCAAGCAACTCCACAAATGTTTGGATTCAGATCACAATTGATGGCACAACCCTTTACTTACCAGCATGGACTTAAATTATGCCAAGACAATCAAATATCCCAGCAACACAAGTATTTGAGGAAATTCAGTCATTGCATGAGTTTCCTGACCAAAAGCGCATTGATGTAACCGTTGGATTAACTGATGCTGATGGCGTTTATATAGTTCCCCAATTGTTTAAAACCTATGAAATTAGGGAAGAAATGTATGATGAACTAAATTCAGCAAATCCTAGTTGGAATCCTACAAAACCTGAAGGCACTTATTTCAATGATGATTTGTGGCACTTTATTGATTTAATTAGGCAATCTTGATAAGATAAGCACAATACAAGACACATTCCCCCGCGAGTACGCGGATGTTCCACCTATGTATAGGGAACGCAACAATGGCGCTCTTTTCCAAAAATGTCATAACGCAAGTTAGCGGCTTTGACAATCCTCTTATTACTGGCGAATTGGTTTACAACCAACGATGGTATTGGAATCTTACGATTCTTGACGTTGCCGGTGCACCTGTAAATTTGACAACTGCAACTATTACAGCGGACATTGCTCGTAGGCAGATTTCAAACTTAGTGGATACTCGTAATGGGTTGTCGTTTGACGTTGCTAATTACGCAACAGTTCCTACTGCTATCAACCTAACGATTGCTAATAAGGTCAATGCCGCTGGTTCATTTACATTGGTCATTGACGATACCGCGTGGGGTTTAATTAACTCTGACGTTCAGTTAAAAATTGATGCGCAAAATCCTGTTTGTTTTACAGGAAAAATTAAACTTGCATTTGCCGCCGCTTCCCCAACGCCCGCCGAAGATGACATCATTTTCTTGATGTTCTTGGTTCGTTCGGATGGTGTGACTGTTCTTTAAGGGGTAAAAAATGGCTATACAAAAAGTTGTCGTTGTTGACGGAAACAACCTTATTGTTCGCATTGACCGCGGTGTCGCGGGTCGTAGCGTTACGGATGTTGATATTGTTGAAAGTAGTGGTTCAATATATCTTGTATTCACGTTTTCTGATGGCACAACGGAAACAGTAGGACCTGTTGGAACGATTGCGTACGTAGGACAGTCACCGATTGTTGTTAACGCTTCCACAATTAGTTTAAGCACTGTTCCGGTTAACTTAGGCGGCACAGGTCAAGTTACCGCAAACGCGGGCTTTAATGCCCTTGCACCTACGCAAACAGGCAATTCGGGTAAATACCTAAAAACCGATGGCACTAACAGCGCATGGGATACGCTTGACATTTCCACTGCCGACATTACAGGCACATTGCCAATCGTTAATGGTGGTACGGGACAGACTACGGCTAACACCGGCCTAAATGCTTTGTTGCCGGTGCAAACAGGGCAAACAAACAAGTACCTACAAACCGATGGCACAAACACATCTTGGGATGCGATTAGCCTTTCTACTGCCGACATTACCGGCGTATTGCCTGTAGTCAATGGCGGTACAGGCGTTACCACTTCAACCGGTACAGGCTCGACAGTTTTATCAACATCACCTACGTTAGTAACTCCCGCGTTGGGTACGCCCTCTAGCGGCGTTTTGACCAACGCTACGGGCTTGCCTATTGCCACGGGTGTAAGCGGTTTAGGTGCGGGCGTATCTACATTCTTGACAACCCCTAGTTCTGCTAACTTGGCGGCTACGGTAACTGACGAAACAGGCACAGGCGCATTGGTGTTTGCCACTAGCCCGACTTTGGTTACACCTATCTTGGGTACGCCCACTTCAGGAACGCTCACAAACGCAACAGGCTTGCCCGTAAGCACCGGAATTAGCGGGTTGGGTACTGGTGTAGCAACCTTTCTTGCAACGCCTACAAGCGCCAACCTAGCCGCTACTGTTACCGATGAAACGGGAACGGGTGCATTAGTATTTGCGACAAGCCCCACGTTAGTTACGCCCGATTTGGGTACGCCCGCTTCAGGCGTAATGACCAACGTAACCGGAACAGCCGCCGGACTTACCGCGGGCAACGTCACCACTAATGCCAACCTAACCGGCATGGTGACATCGATAGGTAATGCAACTACGGTTGTTACAAACGCTAATTTAACCGGCGGCGTTACATCGGTCGGCAATGCCACAACCGTTGTGACCAATGCCAATTTGACAGGCGCGGTAACGTCCCTTGGCAATGCGACATCGCTTGGCAGTTTTACATCGGCAGAACTTGCCGCGGCATTGACTGACGAAACAGGCACAGGCGCGGCAGTATTTGCTACATCACCAACGCTTGTTACACCGGCACTTGGCACGCCATCGGCTTTGGTTGGTACTAATATTACGGGTACGGCTTCCGGCTTAACTGCGGGCAATGTTACAACAAATGCCAATTTAACTGGAATGGTCACATCGGTTGGCAACGCTACGACAGTTGTTACCAATGCAAATTTGACGGGCGGTGTAACGTCTGTTGGTAATGCAACAACCGTTGTTACAAACGCCAATCTTACGGGCGACGTAACCTCTGTTGGCAATGCAACTACGTTGGCTACCGTTGCCACGGCAGGGGTTACAGGGTCTAGCACAGCGATTCCTGTAGTAACAATTAACGCCAAAGGCTTGACTACAAGCATTACGACAGCCGCGGTCATTGCACCGGCAGGAACATTAACTGGCTCAACATTGGCATCGGGCGTTACGGGTTCGTCATTGACAAGCCTTGGCACGATTGCCAATTTGTCTGTAACTGCCGGCACGATTGCGACAACGCCATCAGCCGCTACGGACATTGCCAATAAGGATTACGTGGATACTGTGGCGCAAGGTCTTGACCCTAAAGCCTCATGCGTTGCCGCAACAACTATTGACATTATTTTGTCAGCACCTCAAACCATTGATGGTATTCCTTTAATTGCGGGCGACCGTTGTTTGGTAAAAAATCAAACGGCACAGGCAGACAATGGCATTTATGTTGTAGCCGCAGGGTCTTGGACTCGCGCAACAGACATGAACGCATGGGCAGAAGTATCGGGCGCGTTTACCTTTATTGAGCAAGGCACAACACAAGCCGATACCGGTTGGGTTTGCACATCAAATGCGGGCGGCACGTTAGGCACTACACCAATTACGTTTGTTCAGTTTGCGGGCGTTGGCTCATACACTGCGGGTACTGGCTTAACTTTAACTGGCACGCAATTTAGCCTTACAACGCCCGTTACCGTGGCTTTGGGCGGCACTAATTCTACAAGTGCGGGCATAGGCTCATTTAACAACATCACCGGTTATACGGCCTCCGGTGCGACAGGCACAACGTCAACCAATTTGGTGTTCAGCACATCGCCCACTTTGGTTACGCCTATTCTTGGCACTCCGCAATCAGCAACGCTGACCAATGCAACCGACTTGCCAATCAGCACAGGCGTTAGCGGCTTGGGTACAGGCGTTGCAACATTCTTAGCCACGCCATCAAGTGCTAATTTGCTTGCCGCTGTTACCGATGAAACCGGCACAGGGTCACTTGTCTTTGCTACAAGCCCTACCCTAGTGACTCCGGCACTAGGTACGCCCTCCGCTTTAGTTGGAACAAATATCACCGGCACAGCGGCGGGACTAACTGCCGGTAACGTAACAACAAACGCCAACTTGACCGGTGCAATTACGTCTGTTGGCAATGCAACATCTTTAGGTTCGTTTACATCGGCACAATTAGCAACCGCTTTGACTGATGAAACCGGTAGTGGTGCTAACGTATTTGCAACCTCTCCTACTTTGGTAACACCTATACTTGGTACGCCAACAAGCGCAACACTAACTAATGCGACAGGCTTGCCGCTTACAACAGGCGTGACCGGTACTTTGCCAATTGCCAACGGTGGTACGGGGCAAACAACTGCGGCAACGGCTATTACCGCTTTAGCGGGTACGCAAACATCAGGCTATTACTTGCGGTCAGATGGAACAAATACTGCACTTGCGGCTATTCAAGTGGCAGATGTACCAACGCTAAACCAAAACACAACTGGCACGGCGGCAAACATTACCGCAACAACGAACGCAACGCTAACAACTTTAAACGCGTTAAGTTTGGCAGGGTCGCAAGTTACGGGCAACATCACTGGCAATGCCGGAAATGTTACGGGTACGGTTGCTATCGCTAATGGCGGTACGGGTCAGACTACGGCTAATGCGGCGTTTAATGCTTTAGCACCTAGCCAAACAGGAAATAGCGGCAAGTACCTTACAACCGATGGTACGGATACATCTTGGGCGGCAAACCCATTGGGTACAGTAACTAGCGTTGGCGGTACAGGAACGGTTAGCGGCATTTCGTTATCGGGAACGGTTACTACATCGGGTAACTTAACTTTGGGCGGTACGCTAAATTTATCTAGCCCGCCCGCTATTGGTAACACAACACCAAGCACGGGTAACTTTACAACGCTAACTGAAAATGGCGTTGCAGTAGTGACGCAATCCGACATCGGCACAGCCCCAAATGAAATTCCATTGAATCAATACTTGGGTTCATTGGCTTACCAAAATGGTGATGCGTACTACAACACGGGAATGACTGTAGGGTACAGAAATCGTTTGTTCAATGGCGATATGAGGATTGACCAACGCAATGCGGGTGCTAGTGTTACGGCAACAACGGCTAACGAATATTCCCTTGATAGATGGAAAACAGCATCAAGTGTTTCATCAAAATTTACTGTACAACAATCATCGGTTGCGCCAACGGGGTATATAAATAGTTTATTAGTTACTTCTAGTTCTGCATATTCAGTAGGGGCGGGCGATTATTTTATTATTAGTCAAAGAATTGAAGGATTAAATTCTTTTGATTTAGGATTTGGTACAAGTAACGCATCAATAGTTACTTTGTCATTTTGGGTTCGTTCTAGTCTTACTGGAACATTTGGTGGTTCTCTTGCAAATAGTGCTAACAATAGGTCATACGCATTTACTTACACAATTTCATCAGCAAATACTTGGGAACAAAAAAGCGTAAGCATTGGTGGGGATACAAGTGGAACATGGCTAACAACTAATGGCATTGGTATTCGCGTTAATTTTGGTCTTGGTGTTGGTTCTACATATAGTGGAACTGCGGGTTCATGGGCGGCAACTGAATATGATTCCGCTACAAGCGCAGTTAGCGTAGTAGGAACAAGTGGCGCAACCTTTTACATCACAGGCGTTCAACTAGAAAAAGGCAACATTGCAACATCGTTTGATGTGCGTCCTTATGGGACTGAGTTGCAACTTTGCCAAAGGTACTATTACAAAAACTTAACTGATGCTAGTAGTGCACAAAGATTTCAAATGGACACTTATGTTACAACTGGAATTTTCCCTTTAGCGTGTTTAAATCATCCAGTTCCAATGAGAACAAACCCAACAAAAACAAAAATTGGCTCTTGGGTTGGTTCAAACATAAATGCGTCATCAGTAACTTTGGCCGGAAACGAACTTGTAATCAATATACAAGCCGATTCAAACGGAACTGGTCGAGGATATTTATATCCTGCCGGTAATGAAGGTTGGTCGGCATCTGCGGAACTCTGAAAATGTACAAACTCTACAAAAATTCTTTTGGCGAAATACAAAGCGTTATTCGTTTATCCGATGGTGCTTTTATTCCATTTGCGCCTGCCAACACCGACTACCAAGCCTACTTAAAATGGCTTGCTGAAGGCAATACACCGACACCCGCAGATGGAGAACAAGCATGAGCATCCAATCAAACTTTCCAAATCTGCAACCATCGTTGTTGCTTGATTTTGCTAACACAAAGCAATTAGATAACAGAATAACTTTTACTAGGTCAACCCCTGCGGTTTATTACGATGGTAAAACTACTGCAATGGCAGAACAGAATTTAATTACCAATTCTCAAGTTTTTACTGGCGCACCTTGGGATAATGTTGATAACATTACATTTAACGTAAGCCAAATTGCGCCTGATGGAACTTCTACTGCAACAAAATTAATTCCCAATACATCAAATGCTCTACACAGAATTTTTACTAATACAATTGTACCAAGTGGCGCAACAACTACATGGACAATATCAATTTATGCAAAAGCAGATGGCTACAATTATTTAGGTATGTTTATAAATGGCCCTGATAAAGGTGTTTTATATAATTTATCTGCGGGAACTGCTAGTGATACACCATTTGCGACCACAGGTGCTACCTATTCAATTACATCAGTAGGTAATAGAATAGGTAGCACCTG